CAGTGTTCGATGCCAAGGTGACTAAGTTGTTAGCTTAGCCCCTATTCAACTATTCGTTGAGTGTGGTAGGTGTCTGTAGTAATAGCGTAGGATACGAGCCATATTATGACCAGTATTAAACGCCTAGTTTCCTTATGGGAACTACTCGCAACCGAAACACAACTGTCACAGTTCGTTTCTCAGCAAGACATTGCTGTCCTAAAGAGACGTGCTGAGGCAGAAGGCCTCTCCTTCCTAACCGTCACCTTACCGAGACTGTTCAAGTGTCTTGATCGCGCTTTTGCGACCAATTGCTTGGCAGATATCGAAGGTTTTCGGACGAAGAAGGGTTGCGCCTATCCGCTATTCCTGAATCAGGCTTGGGAGACGCTCTTCACTGAAGATGGTCTCCTCCGTCCAGAGCTTCGTCGCCACTCGCAAGAGTGGTCCGAAGTGCAGGATCATGCAGCGGATGCCGTGAGATGTATTAGACAGCTTAGTGCTATCTTTTACAAACTCGAGGTGCCATATACTATGACGCAAGAATCTATTGCTATCGCCTCCTTTTTGGAGACCGAACAGCAACTTAATTCTGGCGTGACTAATCTTCTGAATTCCGCTCCTTGCGGAAAGCTCGACAGAGCTAAGAAGATTTTGGCTAGACTTCTGGCGGGTGTTAATCCGTTTGATGTCATGCCGAAACATGGTAGTGGTTCAAGCGCTTGTCGGTTAAAACCCGATGAGCGATACGAGTCTTTTAGGTTTATCTCTCGTCTTCACGAGAGCTTTCCTATGGACGAGTATTTCTTTGCCAACCAGGATCACTTCTGCAGTGTGCAGGATGTGTTCCTTAAAGCTGGCGAGGAATTTGAGCCAAGTGCACGGGTTGTATTTGTACCAAAGGATTCAAGGGGCCCACGGCTTATTAGCTGTGAACCACGAGAATTCATGTTCATCCAACAAGGCCTTTGGGCTAAGTTGAATGATACGGTGCAGAGATACCCAGCAATCTCGAATCAGGTCGGGTTTACCGACCAGACTCGTAATAGAGAGTTAGCGCGCTCATCGTCGATGGACGGTGAGTATGCGACTCTTGACCTGAAAGAAGCATCAGACCGAGTATCCTGGGATTTAGTCGTGAGACTTTTTCCTGAGAACTGGGTTCGCGCTCTTGGAGCTTGTCGCTCCGAGAACACAGTGCTTCCGGACGGAACTTCTGTTCCGCTACGTAAGTTCGCACCAATGGGATCAGCTTGCTGTTTCCCAGTG